GCTCTATCTTCTTCTTCGACTGTATAACCAAAAACTTGTATGTCATTTGGTTTTTCAAATTGTTTTCTAACTTCTTTTTTAAGAAATAACGTACAAGGTGCTCCTTGAATTCCTACAATATATTTACGTTTTATAAATACTTCATAAATGCTGCCATTGTATTTTTGATCTTGCAAAATAGTTATCGGTTGTCCAAACCATTTTTCACAATCTTTCAAGAATCGCATGTTGTCTGGATGTTCTTCTTTAACATGACAATACACAATTTCTACTGGAGTTTTACTTTCAGAAATAGCTAACTTTGTTGCAACAGCACTCGCTGCGCCGCAGCTAAACCAAGATATTACTCGGCTCATGCAAAGTCCTCCTTCGCATCTTCTTTGACTTTTACCAGTTTGGGTGAGCCTTCTGGCCGTAATACCAAGTCGCCCAACCATGCGGTTACTTGGCCTTTAGGGCCGAGCTTTTCTAATGCAGCGATGGATTTGAGTTTGCGTGGCTCCCAGATTTGTTCTTCTGGCATACCTTTTTCTGTAAGAACTACAGCAGCTAACGCGTGATCGCTAATCTTGCGATGCGTTACTGTGGTTGAAAGTTTGAAGCCGGGCGGAATAACATCTTGCTCGACTGCGCGAGTAAGCGCAAACTCTTCAACATCATTTACCCACGTTTTGAGGTCTTGGGCTTTGGTGAGGACTTGGCTGAACTCTTCTTCGGTGAGGAGGGCCGGGGTTTTGAACTCGAGTTGCGCGAGTTGGGTGTTGTGGTCGCTGCGGGCGCGGCACTGCGCTTTGGCTTTGCAGAATTGACACCATTCGCCCGGGAGGAACTCGCCTGCGCCGCTCCACGCTTTCTTGGCTTTTGGGGCGACGTAATATTTTCCCCATTCAAGGAGCTTGGCGATGGTCGTGCCATCGCTGCTAATAGAGTCAAGTCTTGGTTGGTGGATTGTGTAGTGAACTTCCTTGATTTCTGAAAATTTTTCTTTAAACTTAGAGTACGCTCCGAGGGAATACAACCTAAGTTGAGTATTGTCTTGCGCAGAGACAGGAATTCCTTTTCCGAACTTGAGATCGATGACGTGGATTGAATGTTTTGAAAGAATGATGACATCAGCCGTACCAAAGCCGTCAGCAACCCAGTCAGAAAAGTCGACACGCTGTTCAAAAAGAGGCGTGTCCCCCTCACCAATTTGAGAACGAACGTACAGTACATAATTGTCCACGTTAGCTTCAAAATCGTCACGTTCGTCCGCAGTGTATGACCGATAGATTTCGTTGTTTTTGATTGCTTCATATTCTGCTTCATACTCATCCTGTTTAATTTGACCATAATAGAACCTTAGACGCGTTTCGGCAAGCGAGTGGGCCAGTGTCCCTTCCGCAGAGAAATCGATGCCCTTAGAGCTTCTCTTGAGGTCTGGGAGGGTGGCTTCAAGGCGAGCCGATGGAGTGCACATTAACCAACGTTTTGAGCTAGAAGCGCTTAATAGGGCATGTGCTGTCATTCAAATCCTTATAATCTATATAGTCGTATACATATTAATGCAAAAACAGAGCTATTTTAGTCAGCTTTTTTGTTATATTTTTGTAAATATTTAAGGGCGGATTTTAAAACATCTATGGAATCGTTAAAAAGTCCTAATCCTTGATTACATTTTTGACAAAGAATGCCCCGAACTTTACCTGTAGCGTGATTATGGTCTATATGTGCTTTTATTTTTGTGTTTAATTCCATCTTACAAATTGCACAACAATTTTTTTGTTTGTTTTTTAAATTTTCTATAAAAGAAAAAGATACTCCAAATTCTCTAAGCCACCTTGCATTTTTAACTTTTTCGGGATTGTTGTTTTGCCATTCCCTTGATACTAATATATGGCATGGCTTGCATTTGCCATATTTTCCATCTTTTCTTCTTCTATCGATATTAAATTCAGATAGCGGCTTTTCGATGCCGCATTTGGTACACTTCTTCATTGATACCCCTTAATGGTTTATTGGTGGACTAGCCAGTGATTAAGGCACTGGCAAGGGAGCTACCCTGTTCGCCCATTGATGATATTACTCTTTTAAAGACTTAATTAATTCCGAAATCTCTTTGTTAAAATCTATTGTAACTTCTTGTTTAACTTCTTGTTTTATGTCCATTCTTTCGCGATAATCGTCGGGATACTGGCCTCGCAACGCAATTTCAGCAATGCGGCTATTAAACGCCTTATTATCGACGTTGGCTAACAACATCATCTCCCAGTATGACTGGCCATATACGGTTGCCATATCCATTGTTTCAGCAAAGAATGGATCTTCTTTTTTCAGGCGTGCGGCGGTCTGGCGACTAATGCCAATTGCTGCGTACATACTTTTTTGTGACGCGCCTTGTTTACCGAGTTCTAAAACGGTCTTAGCCATTTCTTCGGTAAAGTATTTTTTATTTGGGGGTGCTTTTTTAGCTACCACATTTCCACCTTTTGAGTGCTGCTGCTTTTCTTGTTGGTTTGCCGTTCTCGTCTTTCATTGGGCCTTTAACGCCAGACATGCGCGCGCAGAATGAATCTTTGCGCGATCCGCCTTCAGGCTGTGGTGCTTTCAAATGCGATCCGGTTGCTGCATTATACTTAGCGCGACCTTTGGCTGTTAGTCCAGCACCTTTAGATACTGGGAGCTTTTCGCCGCGACCAATTGCCAGAGATGGGGCTTTTTTCTTAGTTGCCATTACTTTTTCTTTTTAGTAACTTTACCGCCGGTTTTTATACCGCGTTTATAATTTTTGTAATCATCGCCGGGGCCGGGGCGATAAACTAAATCATTTTGTCTATTTAAATTTGATCTTGGAGCTATTGTGGGCATTTTTTCGGCGTTTAATTCAACTGCTTTACCATCAACATTCATTGTATTTGGTTTACTATAATCTCCACTGGGCATTTTTGCTGGATTTGAATTATACCAATCATTAACGCCGGTGTCTCCACCATTCGCCATTTTTTTAACCTTGCCACCTTTTTTGTAGTGGTTGCCTTCACAAGACATCTTGGTGTTTTGTTTAAAGTCTTTCATTTTTTCTTCGCAGTTTTGGCTGATTCAATAAATGCTTGCTTAGTAGGAGCGCCTTTAGTGCCAACCTTTCTCATTTTTTCGCCTGAGCCTTCTGCTATGCGTTCTCTCTTTTTTTGGATGTTGGCATATAAGCCGGGTTTGGTTGCCATTGTGGTGCCCTTTGATAGAATCGAACTAACAATTCAAGATTACAAATCTAGCGTTATACCATTTAACTAAAAGGGCGTTCAAAGAGTCTCCCGACTTATTCTACTTACCCTATTTATATTAATGCAAAATAGGGTAAGAATCCGCCCTAGTCTGGAATGATGATTGTTTTCTTTGGTTTGGAGGGTGGCGCCTTTTCCAAAGCGCTACGCAAATGGGGCATAACGTCATTGAGCATCATTTTGGCCATAGCTGCTGCCTTTTCCTGATGCTCAATTTCCTGCTCTGCCGTTGTGCGTTTAGCTTTACGCTCTACCTCCGCGATGATGTCATTGCTGACACCGGCGCGTTTAAGCAGTTGCTTGAGGTTCATTAGCTGGAGTCTCCGTTGCTGCATTAGCGTTTAACGCATCAATCTGTGGCCCGCATTGTGATTGAATTGCGGCAATAATGTTTGCCAACAAAACAGTGGGGGTTTGGAATGGTTGGTTTAGCGCATTCAAAATGCCATTGATATCACCTACTGAAAACTTCAATGTCATAATCTTGTCTGCTAATGGATCTACTGGAGTTGCTTGAGTGTCGACTGTATCAGTCATTTTTACTTCCTTTCTTCTTTGGTTTAATTGTTACATCTGAATCGGGTACTGCATACTTATTCGTAAATGCGCCATTCTTAATCATCATCTCGAAGCCATCCCATAGGCGCTGGATTTTTAAATCGTTGACATACTCGATGCCTTGTAAACGGTTTGCTAATTCGTCTTCATCAAAGCCCTTTACTGGGCGGTCTAAATGTTGGCGAATCAATTCGGCAATCGCTTCATTGGTTTCCCATAGTTTGATGATGTCTTGCTCTAAATCAAAACGATCGTATTCGCTAAAAAATTTCACATGTACTCCGGCAATTTAATTTTAGAACACTGCGCTGCGGCCACAGTGACTTCGGGTTTAAATGGCAAAGACTCAAATTGTTGTTTAGTCATTAAGCATTCTTTTTCAGTAATTGGCTGTGAGCTTGTTAAAAAATCACATTTAACACCAATGCACATAATTGCAACAAATATAAATTCGTTCATTTCATTGCCTTCCTTGCTTTTTTAACTTCTGCTTTAAAGTTATACACATACCATTCTGCCACAATTTCTAAAGCTGGTATGAGTTTTTCCCACACTTCTATATCATCTTCATGATACACTAATGGGTTTTTCTTGGCTGTTTTTAAATCTTCTGTCAGCCAAATATAAGTATTTACCAACGCAGCTCCGATGATTGATTCTACGCAATCATCATCAATTTCAATTTTCACTTGCCGCACTCCTGTTCGTGGTTAGTTCTTTTTTGGATTTCTCGTTCAATATACCAACGCGCTTTGCGCAAATCTTCCATGGCATCATTTTTTAAATCCGCGCGCCAAATATATTTGATGGCGTTGCCTAAATTAAAACCCATATGCTCAGTAATTTGAATGCAATCAATTCCTGATGGATGGCTAGTGTAGTGCTTAGGCTTGTTCACTGCGTCGTGCATGTTTTCTCCTTAGCTCGCTTTCCACTGCCAGTACTTCTTCTTTAGTTTCGCAAACCCATAATGTTTGAATGTCATTATACATGCTCATATCGATATCTTCAACACCCGTAATTGTCTCAAATATTGGATAGCCCTTGTATATGCGCTCTACTATAAATGTGCTCACAACTTTAATTCCTTCTTGATAAACTCAACACCTTTACTAAAATGATAGCGCCAGTATTTTTCCGTTACGTTGATATCTTTGTAGTTTAATCCGTCTAAAAATGATTCTAAAATAAACTGTTCTTTTGGGCATAAACGACTGGCAATTAATCTGCGAATGTCTGCAACATCATCTGCATCCCAAGGCAACCAGTCTTCTGCCATCCATGGATTACTTTCAGGAGGCGGATCGTCTTTCTCTAATGGGTCAACGTCTTCATCGGATAATCTGGGCGCCACAGCACTGATTTTGTATTTTGTTTTTGTTCTTATTTTCATACTTGCGTGTCAAAAATTGCTGCTGAATAAATGTCCCCATACCGGCGGCTAAACTTAAAATTGTGTGCTGCCCTGTTGTCTCTAACGGATAAGATAAGTACTGATGATCGCGACGTGTCCGATTGGCAATCGCTGGTACTAGACCTTTTTTCATACTGTCTAATAACAAACACGTCTCTAGCAAACCTGACGCGCCCATGGTGTGGCCAATCGTCGGTTTAAACGCTGTGGCAACAAAATGATGATCAAACAAAGTCTTAAGCGCATTACGCTCAGACGCGTTGTTTGAATGCGTGCCAGTGCCATGTGTTTTTACTACATCAATATGGCGTGGACTTAGATTGGCGTGGCGTAACGCACCATGAGCTGCTTTAATAAACCCTTCGCCATCTTCACGCTGCCCAATTGCATTGGTAGCTTTTTCTGATGCGTTGTACGAGCTTACCAAACGAGCTGCTGGATTGCTTGCGTGGCTTTCGTTTTCAAATACTGCCAATACCGCGCCTTGGCCAATATGGAATCCATAATTAACACCATCAAAAGCAGACGGCAAAATGCCAGTATCGTCTTGCTCTTTGGTTAATACAGCTTTAGATTCGCCAAAGAATTTAAGTACGGTGTTGGTAACTTGGTCCTCAACTGATAATACTATAACGCGATCAAAGCGATACATCGCAAATAGCATTTGCACATCCATCATAACTTTTAAACTAGATGCACAAGCACTGGCATCAGTAATCACCATATCTTCAGCACCAAACATTCTGGCCAGTGTACCTGCGTAAACTTGCGTCAAAGTCAGGTGTGCAAATTTATAGGTATAGCTTAATTGCGTTTTAGGTACGTCTTTGTTGATACCCGCAAAATGGCTATTACCCGCTGCCAATATAAAAGCAGTGCGGCCGCCACGGTTTTTAATGCTTTCAACCAAAGCGGGTTCTAACAATTTACTGGCCACAATGTGCGGCGCATAAGCAAAGCCAGAAGCCACTTTGGCGTAACTTTCGGGAAACCAATGAACACGTTGCGGGTACTCTAAATCATCCAATAAATGAACATTCTCAGTACAAACTGTGCGGTAATCAGTTAGATATATCACGCAGAGCTTCCTCCACACTAGCGGGTTCTTTGGTTTTATGCTCAAACATAAACTCAAACATATCGCGCACCGTTACGGGCTGCATGGTTTTAGCAATCTCTTCTGGTACGCCATAGATGTCGCTAAGGTAAATGCCTACCATTAATAAATCGAGGCTATCCAAGCCTGTATCCGCGATTGGGGTGTCCAGATTAGTAATGTTTACCC